GCGGTGTTGTACACCGTCAAATCAAACGCCTCGTTGCGCTTGCGCAGCTTGACCCATTCCTGTTTGGCGTAGCCTTTGTGGAATTTGGTGCGGCGCTCTTCGGCGGTTAACTGTTTGAAAAATTCTTCATCAAAGCGGTCATCCACCGGGTAATGGCAGTAACCCGGCCCAGGCTCCAGCAAATTCAACTGCGCCATCACCAGCTCTTTGACCGTATCCACCCCGACGCTGAACAGCTTGATCTTGCCCTTGTTCGACGTGGACGGACGGGACACCACCGGCTGACCCACGCCCGATTTCCCCTTAATGGCGTAAATGCGGCGACCCTCACGCGGGCGCACAAAGTCGTACACTTGTTGGGTAAAGTGCCCGCCGGAATCGATCACCGCACAGGCAATGCGCAGCGTGTGCCCGGATTCGTGGAGATAGGTTTGCTGCAACGCCTGATCTAACTCGGCCCAAATGTCCGGCTTGGCCAAATCGCCATAGAGGACCTTAAAATCCACCGCAAAGCGTTCGTGCCCTTCGGCCCACCCTTCGACCAATAACTCCAGGCGGTCGTCCTGAACGTCCACCGAACAGGTCAACACAACCGCCGCTTGCGGCACGGGGGCGGCGTAATGCTCACGGCGACGGAACAATTCGTCCGACTCCAGGCGTTCGCCTTGCTCTTCCCAGCATTCTCCGAGAATTGTATTCACGAACGTCTTGAGCTTGCCCAGGTCGTCCTTGGCTTTTAAAAAGTCTTCAACCAGCCGCGTCCAATCGGTGAACGGCGAATAGGCCGACCAGATATGAAAGGACACGGATTTAGGGGTGGTGATTAACTGATCGTCCAAATCGAACCAGTCCAACCCGTCCACCGTCTTCAGACCCCGCGCACGATCCACCCACTGGCCGTCGTGCAATTGCGGCATCCATTCGGGATAGGTGCCCAACACATGGCAGTGTTCGCACAAATACGCCACCGTTTCCGGGTCGTCGTCCTGCCACTTCATGCCAAAATCGGCGTCTGGCCCGCCCCATTTCAGATACTGCGATTCCCCGCAATGGGGGCACGGCACTTCGAAACGCAAGTGCATTTTGGATTCAATAAAGGCCCGTTCAATCTGACACTCGCCTTTGTTTTTCGGGGTGCTGCCGCGCACACTGGTGCCGTACACCGACCCCTCCAGACGACGATCCCCCAAAAAGGTGGGCGCGCCTTCTTTCTCCACGTCCTCCGGGAACGCCGCCAATTCGTCGTAAAACACGGCGTCCACCGACAATTCGCGGTAATTCTTGGCAGCGGTGCCACCACGCACCACCAACTGACGTTTGTTGCTGAACAGCTTGGTGTCCAGGGTGTTGTCGCGGTGCTTCTTTCCAAACCACGGCGCAAGCGCCCGAATCACCGGCACGTCACGGATCATCGATTCAATGTGGCTTTTCATGAAGGCCCCGGCGGCACTGTCCGTCGGCTGCAACAACAACTGATTGCGGTTCTTATGCTCCAGCAAATAGGCAATGGCCGCTTTGACCATTTGCGAATAGCCCACCCGCGCCGATTTCATCAGATTGATTTCACGGATCAGGTCGTTGCCCATCGCGTTTAAAATCGCGGTCTGAAAATGCAACGTCACCCAACGCGCTTCAACGTAGGAGGATTCGGCGGACAGGTAAAAATGTTCGTCGGCCCATTCCACCGGGGTTTGCGGCATCGGTCGCCAAAAGGCTTTTAAGCCCAGCGCCACCTGGGCCTGGAAGTTAGCGATTTGATTGTTGGTTAAACTCATGCGCTAACTCCGGGACCCGTTCGGCCAACTGACTGAGCGCATTCATGCCCTTGGCCAGCTCCCGTTCCATCGTCGCTTGTTGCACTGGCGACATTTCCGGGTGTTTGCGCTTCATGTTTAACGGCACCGAGGCCATCACGCCCGCCCCTTCGGCGGCCACTTTCGACAAGGCAAAGGCCGCAAAATCGGTCGGCACCAGCCGTTGCTGATTTTCGTCGTTCTTCAATTCCTGGCCCTGGCGTTGCGCTCGGGTCAGTAACAATTTTTCGTACTCCAATTCGGCTTCCACCGAATCAAACACTTTCGGTCCATCCCCGCTTGACATCGCCGGTTTTGGTTGTGCTTTTTTCTGTGTTTTGGACAGCCGGTTGGCGACCACATCGGCGGCGGTGTAATAGACCGACCGTCCGACCTTCGCCACGGGCGCAACGTCCCATTTATCAAAGGCTTGCGTCGAGATTCCCAGGCTGGCCGCCATCTCTTTTTTATTCAGCCAGCCCGCCTCGACCTTCGCAGCGGTAGGAATGACTGACATAGAAACAACAACCTCGCCCCGGAAAAACTCATAAATAGCGAAAAACCGCGCGTCCGCTTACCCGTAAGCACTGGGTTAGGAAGGACCCAATTCAACAACAAAATGACCAAAATTAACCAAATTAGTTAGGTCTGCCTGAGTAATTGCATCACTGAGGCATAACCAAAACTACTACCCGACTGAGCTTGCACCTCAATAGGAGATGCCTTAAGCGCGGCTCCGGTTACATTGGTAAAATAAACCTGACCCGGCGGCGACAACTCAGCATCCAACACCTTGGTAACACCATCCACCGTGTACTCTGTCAGACGATCACCCGAGCTGGTATTGCGACTGCCCGAAATCCCCACGGTGTACAACACCGTGTCTTCCAACGGCAGGCCACTGAGATCAACGGTCATCACACCACCCGACGCCACATACAACGAATCTTTCAACGCTTCATCATTGAACAGCGACACCGTTTTATTACCTGGATCACCCGTGTTTCCCCAGCCCTCCGAATTACGGCCAGTCGCATCAACCACCGTCAATGACGACCCCACCAACCTGGAATAATCACTGTTCCTTAGATCGGTAATGGTCTCGCCTGCATTAATTCGATTTGAACCCGCCGCGCGCGGCATCAGCGTGTTAACACCAAATTCAATCACTACATCAGTCAACACCGACGCTGGCACATCCTCTTTCACAATGAACGGGCTAGCCTGATCCACCAAGTGCTGACGAATACCCGCCTTCAGCGCATCCGTCGGATGAATACCATCAGGATCAATAAGAGCTTGATTTTCAAAGGTGTATTGATGCAAAAACCAATCAATGTCGTTGAACTCCGACTGCAACTGATACATAAACGCATCGTTGTACGGTTGAGCTGGATTAGATGCAGGCGGCACGCGATAGGACACGTCCGACATCATGACGTAAAACCCCGCCGCCTTAATGTCCGTCAACATCGACCGCGCTTCCGCCTCCATGTCCGACGCGCCGCCAGGATACGGCCCATCTCTGGACACGTTATTGCCGCCCCAATGGATCACAAACAAAGTATTTGCGGCTCGGTCCTGAAACTCCGAAATAATGGCAGGTAATCGCGCCACCATTTGCCCCGTATCGTCACCACTGGTTGCACGCTCATACACCGCCACTAAGTGACCATTCACCCCGAATCGCGCCATTGCATCGTTGCGGTCTTCAAACGCCCCGTTCATGATGGACGCACCAAACACCACAACGTTATGAATGGGCAGCAACGACAACACTTTCCCGACGGCCTCAGACAACACCGACTGAGCCACCGACCGAACCACAGGTTTTACAATCATTAATACGCCACCGTTGCGCCACCGCTGAACACCCAGCGGAAATAGCATTGCGTTAACTCCACCTGAATCACATCATCGGCGGTGTATAACGCCTCTTTGCAGGGCTTAAATCCCTGCGTTTCATTTTTCTTGACTTCCAGTTGTGCAGAGCCACCCCCAGGCACTGACACCACAAACGTCAATTGACCGCCCGCGTGGAACTGCTCGGTTGAATCCGTCAAATACATCGGCGCACCCCCTACTTAAAGCGCTTTGCCTTCAATACCCGCCCCGTGACCAGATCAAACGGCACACGCAGCCACGGCGACCACTTCGAAATGGTTTCATCCTTAACCAACGGATCAACGAACCAGGAACAGGCCCAACTGATACCCGCCACCCCCAGCACCCAAGGCTGCGCAGCGGAAGGGACAAACCCCCAGGCCATCGCCAACAGATCACCGACCATTGCCAAGGTCTCGGCGTCCGGGCCTTCCGACGCATACGCGTGCGTCACACCCGACAAACCCAGCACCATCAACACACTGAACCCCAACCAACCAAAATCAATCGTCTTAAACATTTTCATAACTCACCCTCTTTCATTAAGTAATTAACCACGCCAGCGGGCTTTCACCGCTCGGACATCCACATGAACAAAGTCGTCGTACACCCCAAGCCCCAGGCGATCTGGGAACATAGAATGCACGGCGTTATACACGTCACCGGGTGCCACCCCCTGAACCACAATGTCCGCGGCCAAGCCCTTAACGTGCTGAGACTCTTTAACCCCGCCTACCTTGGCGTTATAGGCCGGACAACGACACGCCGACGTGATCGTGATAGGCGCATCAAAATGCACTCGAATCACTTCAAGCACACTCAACAGCACCGCATCCACCGCACTGAAGCCACAGCCGCAGCCACAAGCGAACTCATGACGGCTAAAATGTTTGGAAACATCACCCATGCTCTGCCTCGTTTTTCGCTTCTTTGATTTGATCCACCGCCTGGAACGGCGTCACCTGGAAATAGTCCAACGCCAAAAACATCGTCGGCGCAATGAATACAATCAGCACCAACAACCGCTTAATGGCGCGTAAATCCTGGAGATACGGTTCGGACTCTTTCTGATACTTGCGCACCGAATTCAATTCGACGGCCATTTGCCCAATGACTTGGCTTTGACCGTGCAATTCATCCGTGACCGCTTCTGATAATGCCTTGATGTCTTTCTCAACCTTGTCTACCCGGGGCGGCCACTGCTCCAACACCACCACCCGCTCCCTAAGTTCGGTAATCTCTTGGCGGTGACGACAATCGGACATACAAAACACTCACGCAAAAAAAAGCCCCGTCCGAAGACAGGGCCAAAGACAAGGGAAATACCACTGGACTCATAACGTAGGAAGCGATCAAAAGGTTAATTTTAAAAGCATCCAGTGCCCGATCAGCGGCAAGCAGTCGC